TGAATACTATGTGTACTTTAGTCCAGATACAGTACGTAAGGCTAGTGAATTATATTTAAAACATAACAATCACCACAAAGCAACTTACGAACATAAAGATAGAGTATCAGGAGTTTTAACAGTAGAAAGTTGGATTAAGGAAGGCGACCAAGATAAATCTAATTTATATGGATATAAAGGGTTACCAATAGGTACTTGGTTTGTAAAAATGCGTATAGACAATGATGATTTATGGCAAAAGATTAAAGAAGGAGAATTAAAAGGTCTATCAATAGAAGGTTACTTTGTAGATAAAATGCAAAATATGAGTAAAGGACAATTTACTAATGAACAAATAAGACAAGCATTAAGAGAAATAATAAGTCCTAAAAAAGTAGAATTAGCTATGGTAGATGATATAAAAAAATTATATTCAGATTACATTAATTTAAACGAAAAATATGATGTTATATATTCCCCTGTAAATAAAGTAGAAAATGAAGTTAAAGATTGGATAAAAAATATGGAAAAAATAAAATCTAAAGCTGAAACTTTATTTAAAGATACAAATAAATTAGTAAAAGAATTAGGTGTAAGAGATGTGCCGTTTATAGATGATTTAGAAAAAATTATAAATGATAAAATTGTTTTAGCACACGCAAAGGCAAGATTAGATGTATTAAAAAAATTCTAAATAAATTAATATGAAAAGTAAAAAAGAAAAAATACTATTAAGTGTAATAAAATCAAAAAGTCCTAAGAAAATAGAATTAGGTGCTATTGATGATTTAAAGAAAAAATTAGATAAAAATATATCTTTATTTGATAAAAATGTTAATGAAGTTAGGGGTATGGCTAGTAAATTTGTTGATTTAGAACAAGAATTTGAAAAATTAATGAATGAATCAAGCCTTATTAGAAAACAATTATCTGATTTAGGTGTAGATGATCCTAAAAATTTAGGGTTTATAAGTATAAAATCAAAAGAATTAGCAAAATTATCAAGAGAATTTATTAAAAGTTTAAGATAATAAATATGAAAAAGAAACCAACAGATCACGAAATACTAACTGCTTTAAATAAAATAATAAGAGAAAGCCAAAAACCTAAAAAGGTTGAATTAGGTTTAGTTGATGATATTGAAAAAATATACGGACAAGTAATTAATAACGCATCTAAAGCAGATAAAACTAAAAACAATGCAATAGAAAGTATTAGAAAATTTAAACTTGAAGTTGTAAAAATAAAACAAGATAGTGTGCAAGGATTAAAAAAATTAGAAGAATTTAAAAAAGCTGCAAAAGAGTTAGGAGTAGATGTTCCTAGTAAAATACAAGGTCTTGAAAAATCATTTGAAACCTCTTTAAAATCTATGGAGAATTTTCAATCAGCAGCTGATAAAGCTATGAAATTATTATAAAAATCAAATAAATAAATAACTATTCTATTATATAAAAAAAGGAAATTATGGATTTAAAAAATCAAATATTAGTAGCATTAGGTCTTAACAAAGAAGAAGAAGTTAAGATGGCTTGGCAAGGTAAAAGTGAAGATGGCACTATCTTCGTTTCAACTGCTGAAGAATTAGAAGCAGGTGTAGATATTTCAGTATTAACTGAAGATGGAACAACTATACCATTACCTGCTGGAACTTACAAAACAGAAACAGGAGTATCTTTTAGAGTTGAAGAAGAAGGTATTGTTGGTGAAGTTATGGAAAGCGAAACAGAAGAAAAAATAGAAGCTGAAAAAGAAGCAAGTGAAGCCTACGAAAAAGCATATCCAGAAGAATTAGAAGAAAAAGAAGATAAAGACGAATATGATGAAGAAGCAGATGTAGCTGATTGGCAAGGTATGGAGAAACGTATCAAAAACTTAGAAGATGCAGTATCTGATCTTAAAAGACAAATAGGAGAAACTGGTGATGTTGAAGAAATGGCAGAAGAAACTACTGAGCCAGGAAAAAATCCTAAATCAATAAAAACAACAGAAATAGTTGAGTTTTCAACAGAAGATGAAATTAAAAAGTTAAAAGAAGAAAACGAAAAACTTAAAACGGAATTAGCAGAAAGTCCTGCTGATACACCGATTAATACAAATAAATTTAGTGCAGAAAGACCTGTACTAAGCAGAAAAGAATATAACAAACTTTCTAAAAACGAAAGATTTATATACAATTTAAACAGATAATAACTTAAAAAAATTAAAAAATGGCGTTTACTACAACATCAAACTACGCAGGTAAAGCAGCTGGATTTTATATTTCAGCAGCTTTAAAAGAAGCGAAATCATTGGATTATTTAACAATGATAGAGAATATTAAATATAAATCTAATATTCAAAAAATGGCAGGTTCATCATTAATTCAAGATGCAGATTGTAACTTTCAAAATGCAGGTACACTTGCTCTTACTGAAGCAGTTCTTGAACCTCGTAATCTAATGATAAACATAGATTTATGCAAAAAAACGCTCCTAGATTCTTGGGAAGCGATGCAAATGAGAGCAGGTGCAGGTGCACCACCACCAGCATCTTTTGATGACTATGTAATATCTTACATGGGTGAGATTATAGCACAAGCAACAGAAGAAAGCATCTGGGAAGGTA